CCGGAGGACCGCGCAGTTGTGCAGCAGCGTCAAGACAGCATCCCCCGAAAATCCTCGGTGAGCTCCTGATTCACCGACTCGTTCCCCCTGGTGTTCCACACGTACCAGTCGCCGTGCAGCTCACCCAAACCCTTCCCGTCGTCCAGCAGGCGGATGAGCGCCACGCGCGGCCGGATCGTCGCATCCAGGTTCGGGTCGTACGCGCGGGCGGCGTCAAGCCACGTCATCCCGTCCGCCTCCTCCACCGCCCCGTCCTCCCCGACCTTGTGAAACCCGACGGTGGCAGCCAGGACCTGGTCGGCCTGCACGTACAGCACCCGCAGCGAATCGTCCCGCTGCCGAGCATGCGCGAACGCGATGTCGCTCATCCGCTTCGCGCCCAGCACCCGCATCTCCACCCGGAAGATGCCCTCGAACCCGGGCACGTCGAACAGTTCGGTGGTGCGCTGCTCCCGCTGCCGGCGGACTTCCTGCATCCGCTGCTCGAACGACCCGTCACGGCCCGCCTGGGCCACCTCCTGCACTTCTTCCAACATGGCTCGCTCCTAACATGACTTGACTAGGCCGCCAGCTCGTCGCAACCCACCACGACGACGAACATTCCGACGGCGGCGTTCTCGGTGTGCACCTCCGGCAGGTGCGCCGACTTGAGCTTTCCCTTGATCGTCCACGATTTGCCGGAGATCGCGTTGCCGTAGTTGTCGATGTACTGCACCGACACGCGGCAGCTGCCCTTCCCGATCTTCGACTCCAGCGCGGCGTGCTGCCCGACCATGATGTCCGAGTTCTGGGTTTCGATGGTGACGTCGGACCGGGTGGCGAACCCGCCGAGTTCGACTTCGTTGCCCATCGCCCCCGGCCGCGTTTTCGCGCCGGCGGCGGTCAGGTCCCCGCCGGTGAGCGAGAACCACGAGTTGCCGTCGCCGTAGTTGACACCGTCGCACTGAAACCTGATGTCCGCTTGTTCCTGGCGTAGATACATGACCTCACCTCACTTTCAGCTCACGACTCCGGCCACTGGCACGGAGACGAGGTTGATGACCACTTTATTTGTGTACTGCGACAGCTTCGCCTCCACCGTGGCGTTCAACGTCGCGGTCGCCGCCGACGCCGTCGTGTTCACCGTCGACCCGACATTGATCGAGTACGCGTCGCTCTTGGTGTCGCCGTACAGGGCGTCCGCCTCGTACAGGTCGGAGCACATGACCGCCAGGTCGGCGCCCAGCTCGGCGGCCAGCTTCCCCTGCCCGTCAAGCGTCCGCATGTAGTAGTTCTCTCCGATTGCCTGCGCCTGCGCTTTCATCCACATGCGGGTGCGGGCGCAGTTGAGCTGCCAGAACGGGGTGGCGGCGATCGGCGACCCCTTGAACAGCGGGGTGACGAACCCGTAGTTCTCGAGGGTGCCCCACCGGTTCGCGAACATGTTGACGCCGACGTTGAACAGGGTTTGCCGGTCGGTGTCGTTGGGGTCGTATTCGAAGCCGTTGGCGTACCAGAGCGGGAAGTCGCGGCCGCCGGCGGCGCGGCCGGGGTTGCCGGTCTGGTCAACCCGGTTGCATAGGCCGGCGATGACCGCGCTGGCGGGGATGTGGCGGCTGGTGACGGCGATCACGCCGGGAGGGCCGGGGGTGGTGAGCCAGGAGCCGAACACGCCGACGTTCTCCATCGACGTCAAGGCTTGGGCGTCGGTGCCGTGCTGCGTCCACTGCGCGACGAGGTCGTTGGTCGCGCCGTCCAGCAGGCCGATGCGGTTGTTGCCGTCGGCGTGCGCCTGGACCGCCGCGTACACCGCCGGGGACGCGGTCTCGCCGACGATCGCGACCTGCCCCGGCCCTTTGCGCGAGTCGAACAAGGGCAGGCTGGTGGTGTACCCGCCGGCGGTGGTGTAGCCCATCACCCACGCGTTCGTGAGCCCGTTCCGGAACGCGACGTCGAGCCAGTCCCACATCGGGGCGTTCGCGCCGACGGACCGGGCGCCGTACGCAGCCTCATAGTCGGCGGTCGAGCCGCACAGCACGGGAGCGGTGGGCGGGGTGCCGCCGGTGACGCCGGTAACGAACACCTGGCCGGTGTCGACGGGGACGCCCGTCGCGGCCGGCGACGTCCTTTCGTTGATGATGACTCCGAACGAGATGGTTCAGCCCTCCTATGGTCCGCTTGTGATGGGCGGCATCTGCCAGCCCAAAACCTCGATGTCCACCTCGGTGACGGTGGCCTCGTCGATGTACGTCGCCGCGTCCGGGGTTTGCGGGCCGGCGTACGGCTGCACGACCTGGTCGGAGTACACCTGGAACACTCCGATCTCCGCGATGATGTACCTGTCGTACCCGGTTGAGTCGGGCACCTCTCGTGGGCGTTTTCCCATCCATTTGATGGCGTTCAGCGGGTCGCCGCCCGCCTTCTGCAAGATGACTCGGCGGACGACCCCCTCGTACAGCGATGCGAGATACCGGGTCGCGGCCGGGTGCTTGCCGCGGACGACGGCGGCGAGCTCGAGCGTCCATGTCGCCTCGTAGAACATGTTGGGGCCGCCGATGGTGGCGGTCGCCTGCGCGGTGATCGCGATCAGCGCCGGCAGCTGCTGGTCGAGGAACTGCTGCTCCGCGAACGTGTTCGAGTAGGTTCTGGGGAGCGCCGGCGTGAAGTTCAGGTTGCGTTCTTTGCGGATCTGCGTCAGATATGTCGGCATCCATGTCCGCAGCGTCGACAGGACGTGGTCGTCGATGTCGGAGCTGATGACCAGCGGCCCCCAGTTCGCGATCGCGGTGGCGCTCACAGGTCCGCCTCGCGGGTGATGTGCTCCATCGCGTCCTGCGCGATCTGGTGCGCCTGCGCGTTGGTGAGTCTCAGGACGGCGGACGGATGCCCTTTGCGTTGCAGCCCGCCCTTCGGGGTGACCGGGCCGGGGTTCTTGACCTGAAATCTGGCGTAGTACACGTCGGAGCCGAACCGGAGGCTGGTCGGGTTGATGTCGCGGACGCCTTCGCCGCTCATGGTCAGCGAGTCGCGCATCGCTCCGGTGCGGACGTATCGGCCGTCGAGCTCGGCGAACAGCCGGGTTTCGGACGCTTCGAGCAGCCGGGTGACCTCCTCGAACACGGCCCGCATGTCCCACATGTCATCGGCCATGCGCCGCAGGTCGCGGTTGAGCTTCGCGGCGCCGGTGATCCTGATGCTCACGCCGTCCACTCCCACGGCATGAGCGCCCCGTAGCTGGCGCCGGCCTTGATGAAGTAGAACCAGCCGGCCCCCAATGCCGGGGCGGGGGTGGGCGGCGGCGGGAACGTCGCGACGAGCATCGTCCCCATGCCGGACGGGTCGGCGATGCTGGCCGTCTGGATAGTCGCGCCGGCGTGGTCCTGCAGCACGGCGGCGAGGTCCGAGGTGACCGCCAGGTTGAGGCCGCTGGCGCTGACGATGACGCTCTGCGCGTTCGCGACGGAGAACCCGGTCGGGCTGATCGAGTTGACCTGCGGCGGGCCGGTCGGCGCAACGGGCTGCGCCCATTGGGCGCTGCCTCCGCCGACGGTCGGCGGCGGCGGCATCTGATAGTACGGGTCGTATTCGGCGAAGGTGGAGCGGACGACGATGGAGTCGACGCGCTGGGAGATGCCGGCGCCGCCGGCGTCCTCCTGGATCGCGCGGAGCATCGACTGCAGCGCGTTGACCATCGCGACGACCGTGCCGGTGTTCGCCTGCTCCCGGAAGAACGACGTTTCGACGAGGACCGCGGCCTGCAGCGCCACGCTCTGCCGAATCCTCGGGTACAGGCTTGTTTGCAAATGGTCCGGCAGCGGCGCGAGGACCATGGTGGCGGCCTGGGCGATGAGCGCGCCGGCCTGCGCGTCCGTCGGCCTGGTGTCGCTGGTGAACTTTCCGAGCTGCGCGCCGGACGTGTCGATCGTCCGGGTTGCGCACAGCAGCGCGACGTCGTCGACGCTCGGGGTGACGGCGTCCATGTCGACGGGCGGGAACTGGATCTGCTCCGGATATGGGAGCTGCCCGACGCTCATCACGTGTTCAGGTCCTGGTTGGACGGCGGCTGCGAGTCGGGATCCTCCGGCGGCGCGGGCAGCCGCCGATCGAGCGCGTAGTCCGACAGGGGCTGCCAGGCGTGCTGGGCGTTCAGCCGGGCGTTCGGGTCGCCGGCCAGCGCGACCTGCAGCCTGGCCCGGAACTGCTGCCGGCGGGTGCGCTGCTCCCGCCACAGCAGCATGCGATTCAGCTCGTCGGAGTCGAGCGCGTGATCAAACAGCGGCGGCGTGTAGTCGGTCATGGCCGATAGGGCGCCCCGGCGGAGGGGAGGGAGATCGCGCCAGAGACCGCCGGGGCGCCGGGTTCGGGCTACACCAGTGTCATCACCGCCACCGGGTAGCGGTTCGCCGTGGTCGGCTGGTCCCAGTTGATCACGTTCGCGACCTGCCAGCCCACCCGGAGGGTGAACCGCATTGCCACCATGTCCTGCTGCGGCAGGTTGAAAATCACCGCGTTGGTGTTGTCAGTGATGACCGCCTGGTCGAGCAGCTTCATCTGAATGTCGCGGCGGATGCCGATCACGAACTGGTCACTCCACTGGCCGACGAACGCCTCGGGTGACGTGCCACCCGCGGCGGTGGGCCACAGTCCGCGCATCGGATAGGTGATTGGCTCACCCAGATACTCGGTCAAATCGGGGTTGAGCCCGTCCAGCCGGTCACCGAGCGTGTTGCGCGCCCTGCGCAGCTTGCCGCGCAGGCTTCGCGCGGCGACGATGCCGTCCATGTCGAACCCGTCCGCCTCGATCAGCCCGATTGTCTGGTCGAGGTCGTCCTGGATGCCGCCGGCGGCCTGCGCCGCCCCCTCGGTGTGAGTGTTACCCGCCGCGACGGCGGCGGCCTGAATGTTCTGCGGGAAGCTCGCGGGTGCGTTAGTTCCGAAGAACACGGCTTGGTCGAGCGCGCGGGCCATGACCGCCACGATCGACGGCTGGATTTCCGCCCACACGTCGAACCCGCCGCCGACACCCGCCTCCGCGAGATCGTCCAGGACCCGCTCGGGGATGGGTGCAATTACTGCCAGCTCTTCCACGTTCAGGAATTTATTCGACCAGGCGAGTTCCGTCGTCTGCTTCAGACCGGTATCACCGTTCACCCAGTACGAGACGGGTAGTGCGGAGAGAATCGGGAAGCGTGTCTGTGACTGCGCCACCGGAATGTTACGGAAGCGTGTCAGTGCCACCGACTCGGCTGACAGGTCACCCAGGAACGTGTCGAGCACGTCCTCCGGGATGAGCGGAGCGATGTCGGTGCGGCTGAGCTGGTTGTTGTAGGCCATCAGCTATCCCCTCCGCTGCGCGCGGCCTTGCGCTCTTCGTGCCCGGCCTTCGCCTTCGTCTTCGCGCCCGCGGCGCGCTCCTTCGCGCGGGCCTTGAGATCGTCGAGCTGCGCGGCCAGCTCGGCCTGCTTCGCTTCGAGCGCCGCCTCAAGCGACGACGGCGAATCCGGGCCGGTCGTCAGCGCGTAGGCGTCGCGGTCATAGTCGGGTGCCTCGCCAAAGAAGCCCTGCTCTTCAGCTTCGGCGGCCGGCGACTCGGCCTCGGTCATGGGTGCTCCTATGGGGTCGCGGAAACGGGCTAGCGCCCAGCGGCCTGGCGGATGATGTCGTTCATCGTCTTGGGCCTCTGAACGGGACGCCTGACACCGCTCGAAAAGTCGGCGCGCTGCTGCCCGTTGTCGGACAGCCCGAACCGCTTAGCGAGGGCCTTGGCGTTCTTGACCAGTTCTTCGCGCGTGTCGCCCTGCAGCCACTGGACGTCGTCGCCAGTGATGCCCTCTTCGGCCGCGACCTCAAAGCGGAGCAGGCGCGTCTCGGCGCGCTCGGCGCGTGCCGTGGCGACGGCGAGTTCTTCCTGCCGGCGCTGCTCCTCACTTTTGCCGCGATCCTCAAACTCTTTGACCCGGGCGAGCGCCAGGCGCTCGCTGTGGCGTCGTTTGCGGGCTTCTGCGCGCAGCTTGCGGATTTCGTCCTGGGCGTCAGCGGCGGACAGCCCGCCCAGCCCATCGTCATCCGCGTCCTGGTCCGGCGTCTGGCCTTGGCTCGCGTCAAGCGAGACCTCGTCTTCGGGCCCCTGGCCCACCTGCTCGTCTGGACCTGCCATGACTTGGCGGCAAGAATAACCCGCAATCCGGCAGATTTCTAGCCGTAGCGGCGTCCCGGTGTCCGGTCGGCCGTCCGCGCCCACCCTTCGATGTCCTCGGGCAGCCACAGCCGCAGCCCGCTCGTGCGACGCACGCCGCGGGTGACCGCGTACGGCGCCGGGAAGTCGCGCCGGCGGTCCGCCAGCTGCGCGACGCGGCGCGGGGTGACGCCGAGGATCTGCGCCACCTCCGCCGTCGTCAACAGTTCGCGCGGCATCGCTCAACCGTAGGGGAGGCTGTCGACCTCGATCGACCGGCCGCCCGACGCGGTGAGATGGGTGGCGTACCGCGGGAGCCGCTGCCCGTAGGCGCGGACTGTGCCCGCGTTGCGGTTGACGGTGATCGTCCAGGCCCGGCCGGCGATCCGGACGGTCCGGGCGGACAGGGTCTCGTGGCTGTCCCAGTAGCGGTAGACGACCATGGCCGTGGCGCACGGCACGTTCGCGGCGTGCACGGTCACGTACGGGAACGGGTGCCCGCACGTGGCGGTGTGCGCGGACGCTGTGGCGGGCGCTGCCAGTGCGGCGGCGGCGATCAGGGCGGGGATCAGGCGTCTCATCGCTGGCCTCCGCCGTTCTCGAGCCGGTCAAGCCGATCGTTGATTGCCATGACCTGTTCGATCAGCGTGCGGATGTCGCGGTCCTGCGCATCCATGCGCATGTCGAGCCGCTCGAAGATCGCACGATCCTCGGCGCGCCCCGCGGCGACTTCGGCACGCCACGCCTCGACCTCGACGCGTCCGGCGCGGATCTCGGCCAGCACCTCGGCTCGATACGCCTGCGACTCGGCGCGGAACGCCTGGGTCTCGGCGCGGTACGCGTCGAGCTCGGCGCGGATGCTGTCGTTGGAGGCGCTCATCGGTCGCCCCCGTTCCCGCCGTCCTCGAAGAGCTTGCGGGCGATCATCGCCACGTCATTGTCGAGCCGCTCAAGGCGATTCTCGACCTTGTCGAATCGAAGCGCGACACGCTCGAACCGCAGTTCGAGGCGGTCGAATCGGGCGTCGAGCCGCTCAATCATCGTCGCCAGCTGCTCGAACCGAGTATCGGTCTTTTCGCGCAGCGCGTCGAACTCGGCGCGGATGGTGTTGTCCTCTGGCATCTCTGGCCTTCCTTCCGGGTGCTTGATACTACCTATATCGGCACCCGTGGCCGATGTCTTGAGACGCGGGCTAGAAGATCTGCGACGCCGGCGTGCTCATCTGCGCCGGCGGAAACGCCTGCGCCGACTTCGGCTCTGCCGCGTTCTGCTGCGACGCGAACCCCGCCGACGACACCGGCAAACCCGACGGCCCCAACAACCCGGTCGGACCACCCGCCGGCACCGCCCCGCTGGCCGCCCCCGCCGGGCCGCCCGGCGGTAACCCCATCAAATCCCGGGCCTGCCGAATCTTCTGCGGCGACCAGCCCAGCATCTCCCACGCCATCTCGATCGGCACCGACAGCGCCTGGCGCATCTGCACCGCCGCCTGCACCACCACCGCCAGGCTCTTGCTCTCCGGATCCGCCCAGATCACCTCCGCCGACTGGGCGTGCCCGCGCTTCAGGTCGCCCATGGCCAGAAACGCGGTCCGCATGATCTCCTCCCACGGATCGCTATAGGCGAGAATCTTGCCCTTCACACGGTCCACCAAACCCTGATCAGCCGCATGCATCGCGTCGGCACTGAGGTTGGCTAGCTTGCCCTTCAAGTAGTAAACGGGCGTCTGGCTGGTGGCCGCGAGATGGTCGATGTACAGCTCAATCGGGAGCACATAGTTATTGACATCCCCTTGCGTGAAGCTGCCGAATGCCGTCTCATGGCTCTCGGCGCGGATCATGCGAGTCGCCGACAGATACATCTCCACCTCGCGAGACGACAGCTCCCGGCCGGTATCGTCCACCGCCCGCTCCCACCCTGTCGCCCAGCGCTGCGGATACGCATGGAACTCGGACGACACCTGCATATCGAGACAGAGCTTGTTGACCGCATCCTGAATCGGGATCGCCGTGTCCAGGTCGGAGTGGCCGCCCTCGAGCAGATCCGGATTGTTCAGGATCGCGATCAGCGGCACCACCCCGATCGGGTTCGGGTCCTGCCCGATCGGCTGCCACTGCACCTTGTTCAGGCTCGACGGGATCGGCCGGCCTGCCTGGTCGTAAACGACGATCTCCCCGCCAGTCGACGACGGCGTCCGCAACGGCCGCTCCGACCGGAAATGGCTGATCGAACCGGGCAAATAGATCGTCGCATAGCCATGACCGTCGAAGTCATCCGCCCACCGTTTGATGCCCGCCAG